CACCATATCCGTCGTCAACAACTCAGGCGGAATCTTGCCGATTGCCGCTGTAAGCTGTTGGCGCTGAGTCATTACGCTATTTTCATGCGCAACCTTAGCTTCTGCCAACTCATCCTGAGTCTGCCTAACCGCCCGGAGCTCCTTCCCCGCATCCTTGAATTCCTCCAGCGTCATAGCGTCACCGCCATCAACTGGAATCTTGAGCATTGAGAATAGCTCGGACGGTTTTATTCCTAGCTTCTCGGCTAGGACCGCTGGCGTTAAGTCTGGAGTCCCCTCCGGCTCTGCCGGCGCTATTGGAGCAGCGTCCCCGCTACTTGGTGGAGTTTCGGTAGGCTCGGGCTCCGTCCCCGGATCCGCGGGAGCTATACCGCCAAGCAGATCACTAACCGCTTGGGTCTTGTTATCCTGCGCCAGAGGCACTTCCATTGTCAATCCTTTGTGGGTGGGGAGTTGGCTATGCTGCGGAGAGTCTCTTTGAGATCATCCACCATATCCAGCTTTTGCCGGAGCTCAAGCCAAGTGGTGGGATCAGAGTTGCACCATTGAGCGTAATACTTAGCTCTCAGCGCCTCCCACGCTCCCCCCTCCGCCATTAACTTGTGAGCTTGCCTCAACGCTTGCTTCTCGGATACTTTCAATTTCTCTCACCTGTGCCTCAAGGATGGTCTTGAAGTAGTCAAATTGGAGCTTCTGTTGCTCGGTCTGATGGTCAAGCTGAGCGTTGAGCGCTTGCGCTTGAGCTTCTGAGGTCAACGCCTCGAGCTCCGCTGCTCTCTGCGCTTCTGACTTTTGCGCCATAGCCGCTGCCGCTTGCTGGCTCTGCTGTGACTCCGGATCCAAGTAATACTTCTCCGCATTGTCCAAATCAACGCTGCTAGACCAATCAAGCAGAGCCCTATGAATCCCATTGAGGTCAACAATGACTCCATTCCCGCCTCCCTGGAGAAGCCCTAGTTGCTGTTGGATGGTCTGTTGAAGGCTCTGTGCCTTCCTTGAGCGCTCGGACGGGGAGAGCCCCACCTTCACATTGACTCGAGTCCGGGGCTGCCACTCGGACGGATTGACCGGAGCCCACTGTCCGGATCGATTGAGCATGATCGGCTCCGGGAATTGGAGCCTGAGCATATTGTGGACAAGCAGGAAAAGGCTCCGGACTAGAGTCTCAGCAATAGTCCGGGCAATCATGGCCGCTTGCTGCTCGCTCGAGCTCATCTGCCGGTCTGCCGCCTGTGCCGTGATCCCTGCCTTGACTAGCTGATCCTGCGGTTGCTGGAGCGCCAGAGCAGCGCCCGAGCGTTGCGCGATTACCTTGTCCATGTAGTCTAGGAGCGATTGAGAGCTCTGTCCTGTGTCGTTCGTGGGGAACGGCATCAGATCATCCGCGGGGGGTCCGTCATTCCGCAGAATAGCGTTGGGACGGCCGGCCAGCATATCGTCCATGTTGACTGTGTTCTCATTGACGGCCGTCCGAGCGCTGTTGTTGGTTGTGAGGTTGTCTAGGTACTGCTGGAGCGTCCGAGACTTGATATCGGTGCTCTGCCTCAACTTGTCATAGACGCTGAGCCCCGAGTACCTGTGCTGAACCATCCAGCAAGTCCCGGTGGCGTAGGGGATGAACTCGGCCGGCACTTGGTCAAGAATCTCATTGTTGCTCCACAGGAAGCGGGTCAACTCCGAGATTCCGTCCCCGGACAGGTCAATCCGGACATATGCCTCATAGACCTCAATCAAGTCTGAGTCATGGGTTGGCCGCTCCAGATCCGCGGAGATCCCCTCAATGTTCTTTGCCGTAGAGTCAATGCTTGTGTCATTGGTGAAGGCGGGAAGGTCATTGATCTGCTTTTTGTCCAATCCGTCCTGTATTAGCTCGGATCGGCTCGGGAACTTCCTCTCAGCGCAAAAGTGAACGTCATTGACAAAGATGGAGTCATGGTTGGGATCCACAAGGAAGTTGGATTGCTCTATAGCCTTGACTCGGGGCTCCCGATCCGTCCGTGAGAGCCGGATGCTGGCCTTTGTCCCTTCCCTGGACGTAATGGCAACGTCTATCCCCTCGGGGACGGCCGAGACAAAGAGCGCCAAGTCCTCATCGGAGATATCCTTGAAGCGTCTGCGCTCGGTGATGGTGTTCTCATCGATCCATGCCTTGATCGTGCCGTTGCGGAGCAACAGACAGTCCTTGATTGCCGAATAGATCACAGTGAAGCCGGCGTTGCGCTCCATAATGATATTGGCAACGGCATCGGACTCAGCGCTTGCACTTTCCTCATCGTCCGGACCCATCGGCTCAAACTCTGCCGGCACATCCGAGCCAAAGACCGGCATCATGATCGCCATGAGCGCTTCCACGGTATCGGCAACGTCCTCGGATACCGCGGCCGATGCTCCCTCTCGGAAATAGCCTGTGCGGTCTGTGGTTGCGCTTACGTCCCGGGAATCATCCCCTCTCCGGCCGAGATAATAGGCCCATGCTTCCCGCCTATTTTCCTCAATGAACGTCTGAGCGTGATCCCCCGCGGTTGTGATGAGATTCCCCACGATCCCGGCAAGCTCATCGTCCGTATAGGGTGGCTCGAGTCCCCGTGATTCTGGCATTAGATCAGTCCCCTATCGATCCGAGAGTAATCAAGTGGCTTGGATGCTTTACGCCCCAAAGTTGCTCTAACTTCTCCGGCTCCACACAAGGCATACTGCAACGCCTCGGCAACGTGGGAGTATATGTTCTTCTCCGGGAGCTCCGCATACCGTTCCTCCCCGCTGATTTGCATGAGTCGGTATTTGTACCCTCCCGCCATAGCCCGTCTGAGGTAGCGGCACGAAGGATCGACAATAAGCCCCGGTTCGCCAGCCATGGTGAGCCGTGTAAGGTTGCGCACCACAGCTTCCACCCGTAGGCGTGGATCGTTGGTAGGGGCTGGCCGAGCCTGGATTCCTGCCGCTTTGAGAATCTGGAACGGAGTGCGCTTGTCCACTTGGCTGCGCTGCTCCCCGGCTGGATCTCCGAATATATCAAGCTCTACTCCATGCCAGTCTTTGCGTAGTCTGCGGCCGAGCTCATCCGCGAATTCTACTGCGCTCATGTCCTCGGTCACAAGTTCCTGACAGGTCCGGTATTGTCCTGTAAGGCTCGGCTGAGTGAAGGTAGCGGCTGGCGTAAGTCCAAAGTCGATCCCGACAAGTAGAGGAAGCGAGCTATCTGGCTCACATGGTGCTGCGTGTATTCGGTCCTGCCACTGAGGATATACAGGACGGCCGTCAACGATGAATCCATAATTGCCGTTGACGTATACATCAATCCAGGCCGCATCCTTGCCTTGACTGATCCGGTCATAGTATCCGTCCGGCAAGTTCTCCACGTTCTCAGCGTTGGGCTCGAGTCCCCCGGGCTGAACGAACTGCTCCCAAGCGCTTAGGTTTTGTTCTTCAAAGAGTCTGTACCACCAGGAGAAATCATCGGGCGAGTTAGTGTCCATGATAATCCCAAACCAAGCCGGCCCACCTTCACGCTTAGAAGGAAATCGCCCGACTCTTGTCTGGAGCAAGTCCACGATAGGGCGGGGAACTTCTCTAGCTTCATTGATCCATGCTCCTGTGAGCTCAAGTGAGAGCAGTTTGCTTACGTCCTGTGGCTTGTCAAGCGCTCGGAACATGACCTCAGCGCCATTGGAGCAAGTCCAGGTCATGTTGGTGTATTTGAACTCTCCGAAGGGACGGAGCCAGTCCTGCCAAGTATTGAGTGTGGTGTCTAGCAGTTCCCGGTAGGTGTTACGGATCACGGCCCATCGGGAGTTAGGCTGATCGGTTAGCTTATCAAAGAGATCAATAGTGCAACCAACAGACTTGCCAGAACCAACAGGACCGCGGATGCCGCGAATAAAAGAAGTGCTTGCTTGAAAGTCAGCAACCGTGGGGCTTGGTTCGTAGAGAATCTCAGGCCGCGACACGTTTCACGATTTTTAGGACGGGAACTTGCTCAACTTCTCCAGACACTTCCGTTGCTGTCAGGGAAGGCATTGATATTCCTAGCAATAACCGAGCAGAGGTTAGCTGAGC